TTAGGATCCCACACAGTAAGCATCCGAAATCGGCCTATGTTGTGAAACCAGGCGCTGATGAGGCTCGCACTGTAACACGCGAAATCTCGTCGGCTTACCTGATGGAACACTTCGGCTTATCTCCCTTGATTTCGGACCTTCAGCAGTCAGTTCTTATGCTAGCGGATAGCCTTGGCGTATCCGCTTACGTTCAACATAAGGGTTCGGCTACTGAATACGGGAGAGTCGAAAAGGGCGGCGCCGTGTTTGACTACACTGTTACCGCAAGGTATCAGTGCCGGTTTGACATTGCCCGCCCTCTCTACGCAGATCTGGCATCTCTTGGTCTGCTTAACCCGTTTGAGGCACTCTGGGAGCTTACACCCGGCAGTTACCTTGTGGATTGGTTTTTCAGCGTCTCGAATCTCCTTGAGTCCATGACCAGTTATACCGGTCTGACATTTAGGGATGGGACGCTTGCCACTCGGATAGCTGTTCGTGTGTCTCAGCCTGTGCTATTAAAGCAGTTGTGGGAAGAAACCTCCTACGCTGTTTCCGGCGTGACAGAAGTTTCAGGATCAGTTGTAGCGTTTTTCGATGAGAAAGACCGTGTTTTATTGACGGAGCCTCCATCGGCGATGCTGCCTCGCTTTAAGAACCCTGTTTCTCTGTCACATGGTGTGACATCTGTTGCACTTCTACTTCAAAAACTTCTAAAATAGAAGGGAATCCCAAATGGGACAACTTGCTGATATCACCGGACTTAACGATGGTGAAAACACCCCCGTAGCACACACGTTCAACGTGGCTGATGTCAAGCCGGGCTACTGGAAATTCGAAGATCGAGTAAGCGGGATCGCTGATGCGTTTCCGACTCTCGAAATTTGGATCCAGAAGCCGACGAAGACCAACCCGCTTCATCGTGCGCGCTTCAAACTGACCGCTCCGGTAATGGAGGTAACTGTTGCATCGACGTATAACGGCATCACGCCGGCGCCGACCAGGGCCTTCCTGAACACGGTAGACGTGTTAGCTACTTTTCATAAGCGTTCGACTGAGCAACAAC